TGAGAAGTTCCTTGAGACAATTAAAGGGGTCGAGGTCTTAGAGTCTGACCCTTTAGGCTAGATCGTAACTCCGTTACTTATACGGCGGCTCGTCTTTCGTATGAGTACGGGGTTGCGTTCGAGTCAATAGTGAACCTATCGCCCATGGCGTTTAAGGCTCACATCCAAGTATTAAACGATCTAGCGAAGGAGCGAGAGAATGCCAACAGAGGTACGCGGCGCGCTTGAGCTCCGTAAAGCCTTGAGGCAGTTCGAGCCTGACTTAGCCAAGGAAACTAGCAAAGAGATTGCCAACTTCCTCAAGCCTGTAGTTCAGAAGGCTGGAGGTTTCGTTCCATCTAATGACGCAGTTCCTAGCGGATGGTTAAAGCGCCCTAATGCTAAAGGTCGCTGGGCTAGTCGTTACTACGATGCAGCTGAGGTAAAGCGAGGAATTGGTTATAAAACTACTCCCTCAAAACCTAACCGTAACGGCTGGGTATCTCTTGCCTCTATTAACAATAAAGGCGCAGCGGGAGCAATCTACGAAACTGCAGGACGTAAGTCAGGCATAACAGGAAACTTTACTACTAACCTGCCTAACGCTAACAGCCTAGTAGGTAAGGGTCAAAAGATGCGCGGGCGTTTAATATTCAAAGCTTATGAAGAAAATCAGGGCAAGGCTCGCGCCAATGTAATCAAGGCGATTGAAACTGCCGCCAATAAACTTAACGCGAGGAGTAAAGCGTGAGTAATATAACGATTGGCATAGCAGCCGAGTTTAAGGGTAAGAAGGCTTTCAAGGACGCGGATAAGTCCACCTCAGCCCTAGAGAAGGGCGTTAAGAAGCTAGGAAAGCAATTAGCCGGAGTCTTTGCCGTCCAGCAAGTTACAGCTTTTGCCAAGGCGTCTATTAAGGCATTTGCAGAAGAAGAGAAGAGCGCGGCGCTACTTGCTAACACCATGAAGAACCTCGGAGTAGCCTTTGCGGTTCCTCAGATGGAAACCTTCATCTCTCAGCTTTCCGAGTCAGCAGCGGTCGCGGACGATGTTCTCCGTCCTGCCATGCAGAAGTTACTCTCTCAGACTGGCGATTATTTTAAGTCTCAAGAAATCTTAACTCAAGCCATCGAGGTATCTCGCGGCTCAGGCGTCGAGCTATCGACAGTCGTACAAGATCTCGCTAACGCCTATGTAGGAAACACTAAGGGACTCAAGAAGTATAACCTCGGTCTAACTCAGGCAGAGCTAAAGACGATGAGCTTCACCGATGTCCAAAAGAAGTTTAACGACCAATTCCAAGGATCTAACGCAGCTTATCTAAAGACTTACGCCGGTCAGATGGAGGTGTTGAAGACTGCAGCGGGCGAGGCTCAAGAGGCTATTGGTAAGGGTCTAGTCGATGGTCTTATGGCTATCTCTGGCGATACTAGCGTTCAAGATTTAGCGGACTCTATGAAGGAATTAGCAGACTTTACATCCGATGCTATCTATGGACTCGGCTCTCTTATTGGTGAGTTTAATAAACTAAAGAACGCTGCTCCATCTTGGCTCACTAGCCTTGCAGGGTTCGCGTCTAAGGTGGGTCCGAGCGGTACGCTCATCGAAGGTATTCAAAAGATTTCAGCCTATGGCGAGAAAAAGCGTAACCAAACTTTAGAGAACCCTTCTACCCTCATGTTCAAGGCTGACATGGCTAACATGCGCTTAAACAATGAGAAGCTAAAGGTCGAGAAGAAGATTCTCGATACTACAAAGAAGCGCGCAGCAGAAGACAAGAAGGCAGCAGCAGCTAAGAAGCAAAGCGCTCTATTTGACCTTGAGAAGATTGGACTCGTCGCAGCCTTGCAGGGCAAGATCAGCGAGGAGGAGAAGCTACGCCTCAACCTACAGCTCGCCCTTCTTACAGGTAACGACGCTCTCGCTACTAAATTATCTACCCAACTTGCTAACTCTATCGACTCAACAGGCAAGCTCGCTAAGGATCTAACTACCTTGCCAGACGCTAAGAACCCTTTCTTGGCTTGGTCTGCATTCCTCGATGAGATTATTGCTAAGGCTAAGTTCGCAGCCTCTATTGGTGGCAACGGCTCAGCGGCTCGCGGTGAATCATTTGCAACACTCACCCCTACAGTCCAGAGCCTCGTCGCAGGTGGCGGAGGTAGCGCAGGGTCAACCTCAGCAGGAGATGTCTACATCACCGTGAACGGCTCAGTCTTATCTGAGCAGGATCTAGTTCTAGCAGTTCAGAATGGTCTTAACTATAACTCTCTCGCAGGTAAGAAGTCAGACATCGGACGTATCGCCGGGATGTTCGGCTAATGGCATTACCAGCACAGATAGCCGTCTCGTTCGACTTCTCAAGCGGTGCGACGTTCGGTACAGGTTTCGTTATTGGCGATGCTAAGTATGGCGTCCTTGGAGTATCTCGCCTTGGTGAGTCCGACGTCATCCTGCCTACTATCGACCTAACACCCGATGTCTATCAGATTGCTATTCGCCGTGGTCGCTCTATCCAGCGTGACCAATACGAGGCTGGTACAGCTACGGTACGCGTCCTAGACCCCTTATCGTACTTTAACCCTCAAAACACTTCATCGCCTTATTTTGGCTACCTAAGCCCTTTGCGTAAGGTTCGCATTTCTGCCACTACCGGCACGGCTGAGGAGTTTCTATTCTCAGGATATGTCACCGATTACAAATATACTTACCCTCAAGGGCAAGAGACAGGCTATGTCGATCTAGTCTGCACCGATGGTTTCCGCCTATTCCAGATGGCTAACATCCAGAGCGTTACAGGGGCAACAGCTGGGCAAGATACCGGCACTCGTATCGGCAAGATATTAGATCAGGTTTCCTTTCCTACCTCGATGCGTACTGTGGCTACAGGACTTAACACTTGCGTAGTCGACCCGGGTACTGCTCGCACATCCCTAGAAGCCTTGAAGAACGCAGAGTTCTCCGAGACCGGCGCCTTTTATATGGACGGCTCAGGAACGGCTATATTTAAGAACCGTACAGAAGTCATGTCATCTCTTGCAGCTGATCCTATTGAGTTTGACCAGACAAGCGGCATCCCATATAAGAACCTGAAATACTCATTCGATGACAAGCTCATTATCAACCAAGCCACCTTCACCCGTGTAGGCGGTACGGCTCAGACAGTCAGCGACACCGATTCGGTTAATAAATACTTCCCTCATGGCATCACTCAAGACAACCTAGTTGCAGAGACAGACGCTATCGTGGCTAACATCGCCAAGGAATATGTGGCAACTCGTAAGGAAACTACCATCCGTATCGACGAGATGGTGGTCGACCTGCTAGACCCTGCAGTCCCTACCGATACCATGATCGGTCTCGATTACTTCGACAACCTCAAGATTACTAACGTCCAACCAGACGGCTCGACTATTGTAAAGACCCTCCAATGCCAAGGCATAGCGTGGGATATAACACCAAACAAGATGACCGCAACAATTACGACCCTTGAACCAATAGCGGAAGGCTTCATCGTTGGAAGCTCGACCTACGGTATAATAGGCGTATCTATGATGGGCTACTAGGAGACAACAATGGCAGCAGGAGCAGGTTTTATCGAGTTCTCGACAGGTGATATTCTCACAGCGTCGGCAGCTAACTCTTACCTAGCGTCGCAGGTAGTAATGGTGTTTGCAGACGCGGCGGCTCGCACTTCTGCAATCGCCTCACCGCAAGAAGGAATGATTTCATACCTCAAAGACACTAATTCGACAGAGTATTACTCGGGTTCAGCTTGGGCTGCAATCGGCGGAGGTGGCTCTTCGGGTGGTCTTACTCTTATCCAAGAGACTACCGCTAGCGCATTGAGCAGCCTTTCATTTTCCTCAATTTCAGGCAGCTATAAACAGCTTTATCTTGTGTGGTCGGGTATCCGTCACTCATCAACAGGAAGCCAGTTCGGAATTAGATTTAACAATAATTCCTCATCTGTTTATCTATTGAACGGCTTTCAAGGACAAGGCAGTTCTTTTAACGTCAATGGAACAAACCAAACGCACCTTGGTGGAATTGGCGTAGACGCTATCTATGGCTTCGGAGAATCTACAAACGAGCCAAGCGGTTTTCAGACAGACTGTAATGGTC